CGTTTCAACGGGTACACCGTAGTACCCATAGTCCATTGATGGCATAATAGGACTCCATTAACGTGGAGTCCTATTATTGAAATGAAAGTTTGTAGTAAGTGCAAGACGGAGAAATCGCTTGACGAGTTTGGTAAGAGGAAGGACACGAAGGATGGCAGAAAGTATTACTGTCAAGCCTGTGCTGTCATCCTTGCTGCTGCTCAGAGAGCGAAATCCCCTGATAAAGAATCGAAGCGTCAGAAGGCATACTACCGGAAGAACCGTGAGAAGCGGATTGCGAAAGCAGCAAAGTGGACACGGGACAATCGGGGTAGGGTCAATAAACGCAGGAGTGAAACTGGTTGTGGAGCAGCAGATAGAGCAAAATACCGTGCTGCCAAGAAACAGCAGACACCTCCATGGGCAGACCTCAACGCAATAAGGCGCATCTATTCTGAATGTGCGAGACTGAGCAGGGATACGGGAGTGGAGTATCACGTAGACCACATTTACCCGATACAGAGTGACTGGGTATCTGGACTTCATGTTCCGCACAATTTGCAAGTAATCCCTGCATCCGATAATCGGAGTAAGGGTAACCGGAGAGGGAGAGTCTCCACCCTCCCTCTTCAACTTGGTGGAGAAAAGAATGGCACAGGAATTGAGTTACGAAGAACTTGAAGAGATGGTTGTTGGAAAGAAGATCAACCCGAATGCGTATTTCTTCGAGCAAGCTGTAATCAACTTGGAAGAGTCAAAGAGGCAGGGAAGAAGGGTTTACGACACCAAGATTTACATAAAACTGTCGCAGGCAGGAATGAGCGATAGTATGTCCTACGAAGCGCAGGCAGCAGATTTTCGACAATACAAGACTGAATATCAGTACTTCCTTGCGAACAGGCAGGGAACACAAGCACCTGATATCTCAATAATCCCGAATCTTCAGATAGCACACCTTCAAGAACTCAGGGATTACGGTATACTGACAATACCAAAACTTGCTGAACTCGAATCGGTTCCACCTCATCTTGAGTACGCACACAGGGCAGCAAGAATATTCAATCTGGCACTATTGGAGGCAAAAAATGGCACGCAAGAAAGCAAAACAGAACCAGTCGCAGCATCTCGCCGAGAAGACTGTAATCCCGTCAGGGATGTGTATGAGGCAGATCGACAGGAACACGGCAATGATGTCGGACAACGAGGACTTCCCGCCAGTGACATCGGCGAAAGCGGAAGTGATTCCAAAGGGAATGAAGAGGATCGACAAACACAACATCGTGAAGATTTCCTGAATAAGGGTTGGGATAACTGGAGAATGCAATTCATCGTAACGGGGTAATATCATGAATCTCAAAGATATACTCAACAATGTCCTCACTCAGTCAGGATTCCTTGAGAGAGGATCGTTCACAACATCAACCGATCCTGATGATAAGCAGATGATCGCAATTGCGAATCGTGTTGCGTATGAGATTGCAAATTACTTTCCGTGGTCACAACTCAGAAAGACCTTTCAGGTGACTCTTATCGAGGGAAAGCAACGATACCTTCTGCCATCTGATTTTCAGAGTTTTATTCCTGAGAGCGCATGGGAAACAGATGGAAACCGACAGGTTGAATTTCCAGTTCCTGATGGAAGGTGGTTCATGTACAAGTTCACGACATGGTCAGACGGCGGGACCATGCGTGTCAGGATGTACGGAAACGAGATGGAAATCCACGACATCCATGGAGGTGACAGTTTCCAGTTCGAGTACATAAGCAAGTTCCCAATCCAATCAGAGCAGGGAGAGAGGAAGGAGAGGTTTACTTCTGATACTGATACATTCCTTATGGATGATCAGTTGCTGATCCTCGGCATCCAAGCCCACTGGATGCAAACCAAATTGATGCCACAGTACATGGAACACATGGGCAACTACAACCGGAAGATGACGGAAGCGATCGGAAGAAATGTAGGAGGCAGCAAGATTGGTGGGGTATGCTCGGGTCGATTTGGCAGGGGTGCGCCGTATTACCCACTATGGAGGAAATCTGGGTGAGATCACAGGTCGTAACCCTTGATGCACCTATTGATGGGTGGAATGCATTTGACGGCCTTGATTCAATGCCTCCAACTGCTGCTGTCATACTCGAGAACCTGATACCAAAAGCAGGTCATGTTGATACTCGGGAAGGTTATCTCGTTTATCATGATCTAGGGACAGAGTCGCCAGTAGAAACTGTTGCAAGTCTGAATTCTGCCACTGAATCAAAACTTGTTGCAGCATCTGGCGGAGGAGTATGGGATATCACTGATACTTCTGAAGGCGCATCGTCTCAGATTGTTCAGGAACTTGCTCCAGAAGGAACATTTGAGAGCAACAGATGGCAGACGAGGAATTTCCGTCAGGCAGATGAGGAAGGAATCCTTATCATGTGCAATGGAGTTGATAATGCACAGATTCTTGAATCGAATGCTGCTCCTCCTCCTGATCTGCAATTAAAAGACATGATCGCGCTCGATGACGATCCTGACAATCCACAGCCAATCGATTCAAACTTTATCGGTGTTGAGGTATTCAAGGGTCGTTGTTATTACTGGTATGACAATGACGATGCCTTTTATTACACAAGGGCAGGTGCATATCAGGGTGAGTTGAGCAGGTATCCACTGGGAGCGTTTGTCCAGAACGGTGGAAGAATTGTCAAGATTACAACATGGACGCAGCAGGACTCTGGTGACGGAAAGGATGATTTCATCGTATTTATCTTCTCAACTGGTGAAATATTGATCTATCAGGGAGACGATCCTGCATCTATTGGATTCTTCGAGATGGTTGGACGGTATAACACTGCCGAACCACTTGGAATACGCTGTGCTGCAAAATACGGTGCTGACATTATCATCAGCACAAAGGATGGATATGTCGGACTATCATCCATCATTCAGCAGGGAAGAACATCTGACGTTCCTCAGTTCTCAAGAATGATACACACTGCGATTGTCGATCAGGTTGCTTTCACTGGTAATTTATTCGGATGGGATACGCTTCTCTTTCCAAAAAAGGGATTGATGATCTTCAATGTTCCAATAACGCCGGATACGTTCAATCAGTTTGTCCTGAATACTGTTACCCAGAGGTGGTGCAAATTCACCGGATTTAATGTCAACTGCATTGCAGTTCACAATGAGCGTCTTTTTGGCGGGACCAATGATGGCAAGGTTTTGTCACTTCTCGAGACAACCGCAGATAATGGATTACCGATAACATTTACTTGCCTGTACGCATTCAATTATTTCGGTGATGCGGGACTCAATAAGCATTTAACGGCTGCTCAAGTTATCACAACACACTCTGCTCCTGAATTCATTCAGCTTACAGGACTTGCTGACTTTCAGCTTCCAAACATACAGCCAGTTCAAATTCCTGACGTTGCAAAAGTTGGGACATGGTCTTTGAATCCAGAGATTCCTCCTTCACCACTCGGGTCATTCTGGGATGCTGATTTCTGGGCGAGAGAAGGTTCACAGATTACTTACAAGGGATGGCAGAACGTGTCTGCTTACGGATATGCCTGCTCTCTTCTGGTAAGATTTGCGAAACTGAATGAGGGTGTAAGATGGCGCAGCACCAACATCAGATTCCATCCTGCGGGATCACAATAGGTCAGTGGAGGATTTACTACCATGCCATGGCAATTAAACGGAACATTTCTCAGGGTAACAAATAACACTCAAGAACAGGGTGGCGATAAGCTGTGGCAGCAGGATTTGGAAGCATCCATAAAGATTATCGCAACACGTCATGATTTTCATGATCACGACCTTGCAAACGGGATATCACAGTGTTTGAACCTGAACGGTTTGAACAGCATGATCGCAAATCTCAATATGGGTGGTTATAAGATCGTATCCATGGCTTCTGGAACCGATCCAGACGATGTTCCAACATACAAACAGCTTGCAGGGTCTATGGATTTTGACAGTGGCCTGCGCGAACTTACGTTATTCGATCGGAACGGTGATCCAATAGACACCGTTAATATCCCATCCGGTTCAGGTGGTGGAGGAGAAGGAACTGTATCTTCGATAACGGTAGATTCAACACTCAGAGCAACACCGAATCCGATTACAACAACAGGAGAAATCGGACTGAAGTTTCTTGCAACTGGGCAGACAACCCAGAATGGAATTCAGTCAATAACCATCGATGACTATGGTCGTGTGACTCAGGTTGTTGGTGGTCTTGCAGGTGTTGGGACAAACCTCTCTACCACTTACTTTACAAACTCTGTCAGAGTCAACAGCGATACTGGATCAAATGCAACAATCCTTGCTGCAAACTCATTTCAGGCAGGCGTTGTAAGCACCTTAAGTCAGGTATTTTCTGGTGACAAGCAGTTCAATGGACAGATATTTGCCGAGAATGGGCTTACCGTTGAGAATGGGTTAAGGGCAGTTAACCTGCCGACATCTGATCCTGCTATTGCAGGTGTGTTGTATAGAACGGGAGATGGTACAGTAAAAGTCTCTCTGGGATAATCCACAAAGGCCCGATATACCAACAAGAATATGGGCCGGAGGTCGTATGGCAGACGATAGAAAGTACGTCATAAATCGTTCAAATCTGCACTACGTCAGAGAGCAGATCACAGATTATTTTGACCAGATAGACGAGAGACTCACCATAGTCGAGCAAGGTGGAGGCGGAGTTTCTGCCATCTACAGGTGGTCAACTCTCACGTCAGGCGACCCGCTTACGGGTCATGTCGCAACCGATACGCCTATCGTAGATAACGTCACCGAGGTCAGGATAAGCAAGTTTGCTGCGAGTGGCAACGATGTCGGTGCTATTATCCAGACACTTGAGGTCGGCTCACTGATTGCAATCTTTGAGGTAGAACCACCTAGCGCGACTGCGATATTCAGGGTGACCGCAATTCCTGTCGTGGTTGGAAGTCACTTCGAGATAGCAGTTACGCCAGAGCCATACGACAACATGGCACTTCCTCTCATTCAGGACGCAGAGTGCGAGGTGACGTTGGTCAGGTCAACGACCAATATCCGTCACGATGACCTTCTTGACGTAACGCCGGACCAACACCACCCGCAGTTTCATACCCTTGAATCGCACACCGATGTTGTTATCACCTCACCATCAAACGATGAGGTGCTGTCCTACCTGAATGGGCAATGG